CTATTGTTTTCATTAATTTAGGTTTATTAGGAGTTATATCTACAAACCTTAAAACAACAAAATGTCCATAAGGATTATGTATTGATTCTATTTGAAATTCTGCTTCTATAATTACTGCGTCTATGTCCATTAGACATATTACTTCTTTTTGTTTCTATTTAAAACCTTATCTGTCATCTTAGTAGAAAATGTTGCTGTAAATACAATAATTAATAAATACCATACACTATCAGGTAAATCGTTAATAATCTCCACCCATGCTCTAAAGTTATCTCTAGTGCTTTCAAAAAACCCAGTAGTCAACATTCCTACGAGCCAAATTAATAATATCTCGTCTTTAAAACTTTTGTCTTGTGATTTAATTCTTTGAACATCAACTTCTTTACAGGCTTCTATTTCTGCTTGTCTTATAGTTTTAACTTTTTCTTCTTTATGTTTAAAATGGTTAACAGCTTTGTTGACTACCATTTTTGTCAAAGGATTTTTTAGTAAAGCTAACCACATATTATATACTTCCTGTTACGAATATTATTGTTGCCCAGTATAGCACAAGAATTGAATATATTATATAAGTGAAGTTCATTCATGCTTAATATTCCTTATTTTTTATTTTGCAACTCTTTTGCTAGTTCGCAGTAATGAATTATCTTATTCCACTTCTCGTTAGGGTGTTCTCCATCTTTTTTTCGGAGTGCGTATTTTATAATATTACCTTGTATGAAATCAAGTTTATTTGCAACTATAAACTCAATAGGCTGTATGGAATATGATTGGTAGTGCTTCCCACCTATTTGCTTGTCAGTAGCCTTTAAAGTGGCTCTATGTTGTTTTAAAGTAGCTTTCCGACCCATTTTCCTGTCTTATCTTTAATAAAAGGCTCAATAATAGGTAATCCATTATATATGACCGAACAGCCTATAATCGGTCTAGCTTTCTGTAATTTGTTATATCTAAAAGCTAAACTTTTATTATCTATCATACAGCCAACTTGTAATCCAAAATATAGACCTAAACTGTTTCCATAATATCTTATACCCATTAAAGAGTGATAATGACCTTGAACACAAGACATTCCCATAGATTGTGCTAATTTTAAAACATCTGCTGTTTTACCATGACAGAAATAAACTTTACCAAGTGGTGTATCTATTGTTAAGTCATCATGCCAAACCCAATCTTTATTTACTTCTAAAAAATCGTTATATTTTTTTATATATGCTTTTGGGATTCCATGTTTAAATGCTCGTCTAAAAACTAAACTACCATGATTAGAGTCTAATAAATCCATTTTAGGAAATAATTTCTCTAGTTCTTTTATTATTGGTAAAGACATTTTTAATTCATCTCCAGCACTAGGAAGATCAGGGTCGCTATCGTGAAATGACATTGCGTGTTTATCTACTTCATCTCCAATATGAATTACTCTGTCAGGATTATATTTTTTTTTTAATAATTTTAAAAATTCCATTAGTTCAGGAACTTGATAAGGAATATGTGTGTCGCTAATAATTAAAACTGATTTATAAATCATACAAGTATGACTTGTACCTTAGTTAGATAATAATGTAAATATAACGTAACCCATAGCACTTATTAATGAGCCAGAAGAAATTAATAAAATTTTTTCTAATCGTTTTACTCTTTCTTCTATTGAGTGGATTTTATCATGCGTTAATTTTTGCATAATACGACAAAGTTTTTCGTGTGATTCTATTCTTTGTATTGCGTTTTGTTTAGCCATTAGTATTTTCTTTTTTTTTTTTTCATAGCTGAATCTTTCATCAGTTTGCCATTTGGCATTCTGTGATAACCTTTAGGAACTTTTTTCTTTTTTTTTGCCATATTAATTTACTACCTTTCCACCTGACCATTTCATATCAGGTAATCCATTTTCATATTTTTTTCCATCATATCTTAAAACTTGTTTTCTATTACTACCTTCAGCATAAGAACAATGAATCCAACCACTATTAGCTTCTCCTGTCCAATATTCAAGAATTAATTGGTCAAAATCACAATTAGCTTCTATCCATACTGCTACTTGAAGATTTGATACTCCAGCTATTTCAAAATCTACTGCTTGACCTTTTGCGTGTTGTGATGTTTTTTTGCTACCAATAGCTTCACATAGTTCTTCTGAACGAAATCCTGAAGTAATAATAATTGGTTTATCAAACTTTGCTCTTACAGGCTCTAATACTGTATAACATAAATCGGTTAAGTTTTTTATTTCACCACTACCAGCTTTGTTCTCAATTCCTTTACGAACTGCGGTCATAGACTTTTCAAATTCTTCTAGTTTAAAATGCTTTGATAATTGCATAATTATATCCTTTATTGTTTATCTTGGTATTAAAACCCAATTAGTTAAATCTTCATTCCATTCGTATTGTTTTTCTTGACTTGCATCTGATGGATAATCAACAGGGGCTATCCAACGACAAGTACTTTCATTTAATGTCCAAGATGCAAAAGCTTTTGGTGCTATAAAAGCATTTCTACTTTCATCATAAGTGTAATTAATACTTGCAAAATTTTTTCTTGTTCCATCTTTATAAGTTTGTTTCCAATTAGAATAACTTAAAAGATTAGTTAAAAAATCTATTCCAGCTTGTTCGTTAGTTGCAACATCATCATGAACTTCTACAACTTGTAAAACAATATTATCACTATTTAATTTTGTAAAACTTGCCATTATGCTGTGTAACTCCCACTACCTGTAAATTTTAAAACTGTATCTGCACCATCTGTCGTAACTGTTGGAGAACCTGTTGTCGTTCCTGTGTAAATTCCAGTTGCCATTCTTAGAACTACAATTCCTGAACCACCATCTCCAGCATCACCACCACCTGAAGGATTTACAGAAAATGATCTTCCACCACCTCCACCACCAGTATTGGCAGTTGCATCACAAAATCCATTAGTTCTTTCAGCATAAGTAGCACCTTTTCCACCACCACCTTGTGTTCTTCCATTTGCACCAGAGCCATTGTTTCCACAGTTTGTTTGGTTTGTTTCAAATGCACCACCACCACCTCCAGCGTAATAAACATTTGTACCAGTTTCTACAATATCGTTTACAAGACCAACTCCACCATCTCCACCATTTGATGATAAACCTAGACCACCAACCGCACCAGCACCTCCCCCCCCAGCAGCTCCATAGCCACCAGCAGTTCCAGCAGAGTTATTTCTAGCTCCTCCAGCATTTCCAGTTCCAACTCCAGTAGCAGAACCACCTGCTAAAACATTATTTGTCGATCCTCCAGCCCCTCCTCCTGAGCCACCTGATCTTCCATTAGTATTTCCTTTTCCTCCACCACCACCTCCTCCTGTGGTTATAGTTGTAATTCCAGTTCCAGAAAAAACACTATTACTTCCATCAGCCCCAGAGTGAGATTCGGCATCAGTTCCATTAGCCCCAGCACCAACTGTAACAGTGTATTCAACACCAGCAGTTAATTCTAAAGCTGTTCCAGCAGAATATGCTCCTGATCCTCCCCCAGCACCAGCAGCTTTTGCACCAGCACCAGCACCAGCAACTACTAAATATTCTATTTCTAAAGGTAGGGAAGCTGTAGCACCTGAACCAAATCCTAAAACTTGATAACCAAAACTCATAATTAATATCCTTTAAGCATCATTAGCTGCGTCAGTAGTGTAGAATATTTTAATTCCTAAAACTCTTGCTTCACCAGTAAAAGTATCGCTACCATCTGCTGCATCTCTATATAATTGAAAATAAGTTTGTTCATTTGCCGCTGGAGAACCAGCTATTGTAACTGCTCCACTTTCGGAACTTACTTGTTGATCTTCTACTGTTCCTATACCAGCATCAGTAACTTCTATTGCTGTTCCATATGCAACATCTATTGTATCGTTATCAGCACACGCCACGCCTTGTAAACCAAATATACAGTTATCTGTATTAGTTGAACTAGGAGACCAATAAACTTGATAAGTTACTGTTCCTTCATTCCATGATTTAGGCATAGCTACTGTAAATTGTGTGTATTGTTTTGTACCAGCATCAAAATCAAATACTTTTAAATCTGGTCTTGTTGCTGTTGTTTCTACTTGTGCTGCATCTGCTGGATTAGTTGTTGGTGCATACATTGCCGCAGCTGGAACCCACATAGTTTCTTTACCAGCTTGTTTTAATGTTCCAGCACTTGCTAATTTATTTAATTCTGCTCCAGTTGCAGTTACAGCAGTTCCAGCATAATTAAGATTGCCAGAACCAATAACTATTTCTCCAGTTCCTTTAGGAGTTAAAGCAATACCAATATTTGTATCATCTCCTGTAGCAGATAAAATAGGATTATTTCCTGTTGAATTATTTGTAATAGTCAGTTCATTAACTGCACTTCCTGTTTCTGCAAATTTTAAAATTTCTAAAGTTCCATCTCCAATAGCATTTCCATTAACATCTAATTGACCACCTAATTGTGGAGTAGTATCTCCAACCAAATCTGAAGCTGAATCTGCAAAATCAACTGTGTTAGCTGTAAAATTAATAGTTGCTAAAGTTATGTCAGCCGCACCATCATACATCTTTAAAAGTTGGGCAGTTACCGCACCATTAGTATCTAACCAGATAGTTCCAGCGACAGCACTACTGGGTCTTGATGACCCTGAATTACTTGAATTAATAGCAGATAAAACATTATTAATATCTGTTCTAACTGTGGGAAAAGATGCGTTTGCTATATTATAATCGTGTTGAGCCATAATTTTTATTTATATCCTTTTTAAAACCCTTTTGCAATAAAATCAAATGTTTTTGATATTGATGTTCCACTTGAATTTTTAAATGTTACGTTAAATCCATTAATAGTTTTTGATTCTACTAAAAAGAAATCTCCTGTTGCCATTCCTTGTCCTGTAATTCCTAAAGCATAATTATCAGATTTATAAGGATTTGTAAATGTAACAGTTTTAGTTCCAGCACCAGATACTATATCATTTCCACTAAATATTCTATCTTCCATATCTATTGTAACTGACATTTCTTCTACTACAGGAGTTGAAGCTAAATCACTTGAAGTTAAAACAACTCTAAATTTAAAATATCTAGCTGTATAATTTCCTATTACAAAATTTTGAAAATCTGTAAATGTAGAGTTATCATCACTTGTTGCAATCTCAATATGTGCGTTAGAGTTTGCTGGTGTATCTCCATCAAAACTTGAATTTTGTGAATCAAATAAACCTGATCTATTATCAAATAAATCATCTGGGTCATCAGAAGTTTGTTTTAAAGTAGCTGTTAATCTGCAAGTATGTTTAGCACCTATATCTACTACATTTGCAAATAAATAATTACCACTTGCAAAGAAATCTGCATTAGCAACACCTGAATCAAAAAATCTAGTTGTTTCTGCATCAAAGTTTCCACTAGCTGCATCAAATAATTCAGATGAATCTAATCTTAAAGTATCATCAACTATTGCTGTATTTGTTAATGTTCCTGAAAATGTAGGGTGTTCAGATACAGAAGTTATTGAATTAAAGTTTTGTATTCCTGTAACATTAGAAATTATTGCAGTTGCGTTAGAACTAAAGTTTGCTAATTTATCTACTGCTTTAATTAAATAAGTTCCTACTCTTGCTGGTACATTTATAGAAGTTGCTGGTCGTGATACTTTTTCAACTAAAGATACAGAGTTTGCCCAATCTCCTGTTCCATCTGTTAATGTTGAATATCTAATTTGATAATAGGCTAAATCTAAATCTGGTATTTGTGTCCATGATAAATGTGCTTCTTGTCCTAAAATATTACAAGAAAAATCTGTTACATCTGCTGGTGGTTCAATAGCACCTACAATAGTTCTAGTCGCTGTTACATAAGTTGAAGATACACCCATAGAGTTGACAGCTTTAACTTTTACATTATATATTTTTTGGTCAATTACATTTAAGACTCTATGATTTAGTCCTGAACCTTGTGCATAAATAATAAAATCTGAATCTGTACTTAATTTGTATTCTACTTGGTAATAGTCCACAAATTTATCTGTACTTGCACCAATAGTTACATTCATGGCCACTAAAACTGTACCATCATTATATTCAATTAATTCATCATCTAAAGTAACACTAGATGGTGGTTGGATAGTATAAGGGTTAGGTAAATTAGTAGATGGAGTTGATGCTACTTGTGTTTTAGTTGCCCATGTATAATGTGAGTCTTGGTGTTCCATTAAATCTAAACCTAATGTGAAATCAGGATTAAAATTAATTCCTAATACTCTAAATTGTTTATTTGAAAATCCTAATGAAGAATGGGTTACACCTAAAATATCTCCTATTGCTACATCATAAGCACTAAAGCTAACATTGATTGTTAAGCCCAATGCTTCTCTTGATCTTCTTAATATAACTTCTGCAAGTTCTAAACTTTGGTATGGACTTGTTATTGTCTTTAGATCAAATCTTCCCTCTAATAAAAATCCACCATCAGCAGTTTTCATAGTTGCGTGTTTATCTGCTGAAGAATAACCACTATCATCTATTTCAGGAAATTGCACTTCGTCAACTTGGAAATTTCTATCTGGATTAACAAATGAACATATAACCCTATTGTATTTAGAATTTTTTGTTGGGCTATTTAAAGTATAACCACCTATTATATCATCTTCTGTAACTGTAATTGAAGATGAGCCTGTTGTTTCCACTATTAATTTATATTTACCACCAACATAAGGAAGATAACCTCTGCAACCTTTTAAAAATTCTCTAACATTATCTATAACTGGACTTGATGTATCTATAATTGCATTACAATCCATAACATCAATAGCACTTGCTGAACCATAAGGAGTAACATCTGTATCACATATTGTTGATGCAGTATAAAAACTTGGTATGTCTATATTTGCTATTGCTAAACCTTTTCCATATCTTTCGTTTGTTAAATAATCTAATAAACACCAAGCTGGATTATCAGAGTGTGCAGCAGTTTGAGCAACTGAACTTGAATTATAAGCTACTACTTTTTTACCTTGTATTATTGATTGAACTTTAGGTATTCCAGTAAATGCGTCTTGATTCCATGTAAATCTTAAAGCTAGATAACAAAGACCTGATAGTTTATGATTACTTCCCCAAGATGATAATGTTGAAAGTAAAGATGATGCTGATTGACCATCTGTTCCATAATGTGGTTCTACTGTAATTAAACTTGCTGAATCTTTATAAAAATTACTATCTCCACTTCCTACTGTTCTTTGTGTATTGTCTGCTAAATCTCCAGACCATGTTACTGTTTTATCATCTATTTTAATTGAAGTTATATCGTTTATTTCTCCCTCTGATAAAATTATTGCCATATATAAATAAGTGTTATCTGTTCCAGAAGTTTCCATAAAGACTCTAGTTCCACCAATCATTCTAGTTCCATATATTGTAGGAATATTTGCGTCATTAGATTGTTTGTTTAATAAAATACCTTTTTCGTAATTATCAAAATCATTAGTTCCAAAATCAGGAATTTCAGGAACTTTGGGTCGCATAATCCAAGCTATTGCAACAGTTATAACTAATTTAACAATAGGATTCATTTTTGCAAAATAATTTGTTGCTGCTCTAAAAAAACTACCAAAACCCATTATTCTCTACCCCACTTAACATCTTGTACTGTTTCAGAACTAAAATTCATTCCAACATCTGTACTAAAGAATCTTTGTTGTGATGTGTTATTTGTTTTACGACCATTTTTTTTATCAAAATCTGCCCAATGACTAACAACACCTAAATTAACCACACTATCTGTTTCGGATTCATTAACACTAAAACTTTCTATGTTTCCAGCATATAAAAGAAAAGGGTCTGCAATGATAGAATTGTCATCTGCTAATAAACCTCTAAAAATAGTAACAGCATCATTAACTACATTTTCATTTAAAACTATTGATATAAATGATTGATCTGCACCTGATAAAGATATTGTTAAACTTGATTTAGTTACATCTGCCTGTTCTGTAAAATTAGAAAAACCTAATACAAAATCACTTGCAGAATAAGTAACTGAACCACCTGATATAGAAGAAGTTAATGGAAATGAGCAATCAGT